CGAAGGCGATACCCCGACCTACACGGCGGAGGAAGGTGCCTATAAGTTCTACCTGTTTGACCATTGGGACAAGGGCGGATATGTGAACGGAGACAAGGACATCAATGCGGTATATGACAGCTGCGAATATACCTCTGGCTATTTTGACGGCAAAGAGATTGGCAGTTTGCGCCCGGTTGAGATTTACGCAATGAAAAAGGTTGGTGTGGAGAATAAGGTGGTTAGCCCCAAGGACGCTGTGACCATTACGATGGGCAACGACTTTAGCTACTCTGACATTGAAGAGAAGGTTTTGATCAACGAGAAAAAGATCTTTGATGGCACCAACTATGTGGACACCGGTGTGCAGCTGTTGAAGGAAGACCGGGACTGGGTGCTGGCGGTAGACTACCGGATGACCACAACCGATACGGCCAATGCTGTGCTGATGCAGTGTTTTGAAACCAACGGCATGAACGGCATCCGCATTTGGAATAATAATGGAGCCAAGATCAGTTGGGGCACCGAAAGCGCAACAGCTGCCACAGTTGGAACCCGTGACATGGTGGTAATGCGCCACAAGAAGGGCGAAAACAACCTGCATGTGTATACGGCTAATATTTACGGTGACGACATTGTTTACACCGAGATTAACCGTGGACGAATTACACAGACCAATGCAACGCTGGTGTTTGGTTGCGCCAAGGCAGATGACGGAGAATATGAACGGTTTGCCAAGGGGGATGTGTACTGGGCGAAAGTTTGGTATGCAGACCTGGGCGACAATGCCTGCCGGAAGCTGGCTGCATGGCCGCATGAAACCCGCGAATATGAGATGTGCGGATTTAAGCAGTTTTATTTAAGCGATAACATAAACAAGCGCTGCGCAATGACGTTTTTGGCGAAAAATACGCTGGCACGCAAGATGCCGATTACCAGCAGCTATTACAACAATGGCGGTTGGCCCGCAGCAACGCTGCGCACCTACCTGGACAAGCGGCTGCCGAATGCCTTGCCGATCGGATGGCAGCAGTTGATCCAAAAGGTAAAAGTGACATCCAGTGCGGGTGGAACATCCAAGGAAATTGTGACGACGGATTGTTACTTCTTTATACCGGCTGCATATGAGCTGAACCCCAGCATGAACAGTGAGCCGTATATTTATGAAGGTACAACGATCAGTTACATGACAAATAATCAGAGCCGAATCTGCTATGACGATGATGGCGCGGCCACCACTTATTGGACACGCAGCCCGAATGTTCAGTATGCAGATTACTTTTTGCAGGTTGCGGCAGATGGCCAGATTTACAGCTATGTTACCCCGAATGAGCAGCATGGCGTGCGCGTGATGTTCAGTGTGTAAAGGAGGTTGAGGGACGAAATGTATTACAAGGTGATATATAACGGCCAGGTGATTGATACCCTTGACCACCTGAGTTTTGTGAAATACCAGGCGAAACACGGGATTATGGTGAACTGCACAGCAGATGATGCCGAAGGAATTGTGAGCAGTGATGGGCGCTACATCTGGCATGTGGACGGATACTATAACATTCCGGCGGCAGGATACGATACCGTGCAACTGGTAGAGATCAGTGTTTACGAATATGACAAGCTGAAAGCCTTGGGGGCCAAAACCCCTGAGGCTATTATTGATGCTTATACCCTGAGCCTGATTGAAGGAGGTGTGCTATGAGCGACTTTGTGGAGAGTTTGCGGCGGCTGTATTTGGATTGCCGATTAAAAGAAGCGACCCTAAATGCGCTGTGGCACAAGGGCAAAATCAGCCGCAATGAGTTTGACTACATTGTGGGCGGAAAGGAGACGAGCAATGTACACGATCCTGATTAACGAGGACAATACCCTGACCGCCAGTGTGGTGGAGCGCGTGATGCAGCAGAGCAAGCTGGTAGACACCTTGCATTTTTTGGCTGACCCGGAATATAAGGGCAAAGACATGCGCGACTATGTAGTGATGCTGGAATACCGGTTGCCGGTGAGCAAGAAATACCGCACCGAGTTTTTGACGCTGAGTGACGAGCTGTATAAAAACAAACTGGAATATAAGCTGCCCTTTGACACAGCGCTGACCAGTGAGGCCGGTGTGATTGAGTTCCAGCTGACCTTTGGCAACATTGAGATGGATGCTGAAGGAAGGACCACCCAGTACATCCGCAAGGTTGGACCGGGCGAAATTAAAATTGTTGATGTTTACGACTGGGCGGCCACGATCCCGGACGAAGCACTGAATGCTTTGGACCAGCGGATTATTGCGATGCAGGCCATGCTGAAGGCCATGATTGATAAAAACAACACCATGATGAACAGCAAGGCCGACAACCTGAGCTACAAGAATGACATGCTGCAGCTGACCGCCAACGGAAGCCTGATTGGCAATGCGGTAGAGATCAAGAGCAGCGGCGGTACCGGCGGCGGTGATAGTACAACTGATGGAAATATGCGGGTGGTTGAGTTTTAAGGCTTGGCCGCCTGCGTTTTTTCTATATAGCGACAAATGGAGAAAGGAGTTGGGAGAATGGCAACCACAAGCAAGTTGGGCTATGGTAACGCGGAAAATCTGGATACAGCAATTACGAATGGAATTATTGACGAGAAGGACCTGGTTATTACCAAGGATACATCGGAGTTTTATTACATCCGTGACGATAAGAGCAAACAGGCGATCCGCCCCCGTACCCGTGTTTTTGACAGCAACGGGCAAGCCAATGAGCAGCTGAACAACAGCAGCGACACTTATGCCGGGCAGACCGTAATGATTAAAAACACCGAGGGCAAGTACGAGCCGTGGATTGTACAGCTGTTGGACACCGGGAAGTTTGCTGTTGAGCCGTTCAGCACTGCAAGCACTGGATTTGTTTGGCAGGAATTTTAACCGACAAAAACAACATGAAATTCAAGGAGAGATAATTATGGCAGAAGTAAAATTTAATTATGGCACCAAAGCTAACTTTGAAGCCCTGCAGGTAAAGGACAACGACACCCTGTATTTTTTGACTGACACTTTGCAGATTTTTAAGGGCGCAGTTGAATACACCAAGAGCTGCAAGCTGGTGAGCACCCTGCCTGCTTCCGGCCAGGTGCAGGGCGTTGTTTATGTGCGCACCAGCGACTTTACCCTGCATGTGTTCAATGGCACCAGCTATATCCAGCTGAACAAGGCCACCGTAACTGAGATCCCGGCTTCCAACGCCAGCGATGATAATGTGCCGACCACCAAGGCTGTTGCCAGCTACGTTGATGCCAAGATTGCGGGCGTTGTTGGCGGCAAGGGCGTGTTTGTTACCGATGTTACCTACAATGAGGGCGTGCTGAGTGTTGCCAAGGGCGGCGACCCCGTTACTACCACCCTGACTGGCGTTGTGCATGCACCGACTTATGACGCAAGCACCCGCACCATCAAGCTGCC